TTTACGCTCTGTAATGTCACGGATGTTGCATTGAATGAAGGTTTTGCCATTAACCGGATAAGAGTTGCTGACAAACTCCACAGCAATGCTCCGCCCGTCGCCGGTTTCAAGGGGTAAGTCTTCATAACGGACATAGCCCTCTTCCCGCAATTTTGCAAAACCTTCCTTGTTCAGGGTAGTGTCCTTGAATGGACTGACTTCCCAGAGATACTTTTCTAGGATATCTTCGTGAGAATAACCTAGCATATCTAATAAGAATTTGTTAGCATCTAAAATCATTCCAGTACCAAAATCTAATATAAGAATGCCATCTTGTGCGCTCTCAAACAATCTTCGATAACGTAGTTCACTAATTATTACCTCCTGCCGTGCTTCTCTTCTTGCCATAAATTTTTCCGCCGCATACTGGCAGGCTTTATATAATAGCACAGAATCTATATTTGACTTTATCAAATACTCACTCGCACCCGCAGTAAAGCAATCGTGCGATAACCCGTTCAAATCATGTCCAGCGACCACTACAACAGGTATTTCCGGGAAAAGAATTCTAAACTTAATTATGGTGTCAAGCCCCCGAGTAATCTCCAGATCTAAGTCTAATAAAACTACATGGATTTCGGGATCTGCTAATTTAGGTAGGGCGGATTCTATTGAATCAAAAGAGAATATACTATTCACATGTGCTTGGGTTTTTAACATTTGAGAAAAGAGATCTAACATCTCGCTATTATCATCAATAATAACTATATTTAAGTGTATAGCCGCTATATTATTCTCAGATGATTTAACTATATTATTTGCCATTCAGACATCTCTTCTAGGAGGCCGAGGATCCCTGGTTGATCTGGCTCATCAAAAATATTTACAGGTTTAATTACTACCCGTGTGAATATCCCGATAACACTATCCTTGGTTACAAATTCTATTGCTTTTTGGTGCAAATCAACTGGACTAACAAGCCCAGTTACAAACATGATGGGTATCTTACTTTTTAGTTCATTACGAATATAGAGGTATACATCTAATCCATTGGGGGTGGGGCCATTGAGACGTAAATCCAATATGGCTAAATCTATTTTGTTTTCTTGTAACTCATCTAAAGCTTCTTCCACGTTGCAGGCTTTAAATACATTATATGTTTTTCGGAAAAAACGCTCCCATACCTTTAAAACAACCAGATCATTCTCTACAAATAATAAATTTTTCATTTTCCGTGCTGCTCCTTTGAGTGATGTAAGTACATATCTATTATCTCTTTTCTTAATTGGCTAAGTTCAGTCTGCGTAACAACATGATTTAATCTCTCAGTATTAATTTTTATAGACTCTCTCATTTCACTTTCTCGCTTAGAAGTGTCAAGTTTTAGTTTTTCTATCTCAGCAAAAGAGGGCTGGCCTTTATCATTGGTCTCCAGTACTGATATTCTCTGGCTATTAATAAAAACCTGATTATTTAGTCGCTCCATATACAAAAAATTTATGGGAACAATAACGGTCATTAAAAATATGGCCGCACCAACTGCCCACTTAAAAGAACTCCACCGTTTTTCATCTTTTACTTGCTGCGTTTTTTCAAATGCTTCTACCTTGGTAGTTAGGTTGATACTAGTTTTATCAGATGTCTGTGCAGCTAGAGATATGAGATTCTCTAATTCATCTCGTAGTTCTTCAAGATGTTCAATCCGTTTTTCCAACTTATCTGGCATATCATAGGAACCTCCAATCTATTAGGACGGCCAGACCAACGTTTAATAACGTTATTTTATTCCCCTGCACCCGGGCTAGTGCCCATATTGCAGTCTATTTGTTCCCCAAAAGAATTATTTTTAGTTCTTACTCAAATATACTTACTTACCTTATCCCACTTGCGTCTAAGGACTGGAAGATTATAGGTACTCAGGTCTGTTAAGATGGTCACTGCGCGTTTACCCGCTACTCTTATCTGATAGATATTACCTCTTTTACTGATATTAAACTGCCTGTTGGCGTATGTTGTCGGATACCAACTATCTATCTTGTCTTTCATCCATACCATCATAGGCTTAGTACCCATTATTGAGAGCCTAAGCTCACCGACAGTTTTATCTATACAACCATCACCATCTATATAACCTACCATAAAACATTTAATTAAGTCCTCATCAGTAATATTTGGGGGCTGTAAGGTCAGGCTTTTCTTAGGGGTGATATTATAATGCATATTCAAATCATACACTATCTGCTGAGCACCACTAATATAAAGGTGACTACTATAACATATAACTCCATTTGTAATAGCAGAATAATCATATACTCTACCCGTATAATCTATATTGTTCTGAAAGGTAGACAGATGGTCTCTATCAGCTCTTGCTAAGCCTATAGTTAGTAAATTCCATTTTTTTCCTATACAACCATCAGCGGCAATAAAACCTGCCCAGTAGGCAGAATCTTGACTAGGTGCAGTAAAATAGTTAGTATTGTGGGAATATTTAGTATTTAATTGTTGAGAAGTTCCATCTAGGTTATATTCATGGGCCTTATGTTTTATTGCTATCCAGGTTCTATTGAGTAACGCTTGTTCCTTAAACTCAGCCTGAGGTAATTTACCATAATTGTCTTTTACTATCTGTAATTCCTCGTCAGTCCATACTTCTCCAGACTCCTTAGTCAGACCACACTTGCCCGCCATTGTTTTAATAGAAACTAGATTTCTCTCTGGCAAATAATTACTGGACAGTTCCTTGTTAGAAATTCTTCCATAATTCTCATTTAGTATTTTAATTTCGTCTTCCGTCCATCTTTGTCCCATAACGGTAGCTCCTATTTCTTATCACCAATGAAGTGTGGTAAGAGATCAATAATTTTTATTCCTTCCTTATGTGTATCTCTATAATCCCCCCGCTTTATCAACGTTCTTTTAAAGTACCCGGCTGAGCTACTAGCCTCAGACATCTCTAAAGTTTTACCTTTATTGTGGCGTATTAACCCGACGTGTCCGAAAGGACGGTGTGCAGCCTTTCCTTTCGCTGGCCACGAGAAAAAGATCAAATTCGGTAACTTTGATTGCTTCCAGACTTCAGCATCATCGGTCACCTTCTTCCCAGGCCACGTTAACCACTGCTTAAGAGCATTTACTCGTGGCAGTTTAATTCCTGCCATCAGAAAGATTTGACGTACAGACCCTGAGCAGTCGGCTCCCTTACGCCATGCTTTCTTTTGGGTATCGTAGGTTAGCACGGTTGGGTCTGAACCACCCCACACGTACTCAATTTTTTCTGCTTCAAACAAATCAGTAAAATCGGAAATGGCCTGTATTATGCGCTGCTCTACAGTAAGCTTAGTCCCTTTAGGGTATAATTCTTGATTTGGTGGTCTTGTTGGTGCTGCCAGTGCTGCAGGTACTGCAGTATCTACTGTACTACACCCCAAGAGGAGCGAACATATTAAAACCACTCCCACCAAGATTTTCTTCATTGGGTTAGTTAGCTCCGAAGATCACAAGTGCAATACTTAGCATCGCGCCTATCCAGTAATAGACTAAGGACCGCTTTTCATGGTCACTTCCATCTTTATATCTGGATGGACGTACCCAAGGGTTTAGATAAGTGAGAATTACCGTGCCCGCTATAAGACTAAGAAGCCCATAAGCAGTAGCAGGAGTAACTACTGATAGGTAAAGGGCGGCGCCCCACTGCAAATCAGGATTCCCTGATAGAAAACTTAGGATCTCATAAGTAGCAACTACCCACACAATAACTGCCGAGTAATTTATTACCGAGGCTAACCATTTCTTCCACGTCGGCCACGCCTCGTTTACTTCAATTGCTATTTTAGGTTTTAGATCTTCATTCATACGGCAGTCTCCTTATTCATCACCATCAGCAGGCATAGTATCTTTAGACAATAAGGCCAAAAATTCGTCGATTGTAGTAACGAGTATAGGCAGCATCTGTTTTACTATATCAGCTTTCATTGTTAGAACTTGGGTGAATACTGCAGGGTTATCCATTACTGCGTCATCATCATCGTCACAACAACAATCGTCGCAACAAGATGCTTGGGGAGAGGAGGGCATAGCATAGATAAGATCATCTATGGTACCCCTGATTACTCGCATAGCCTCAATCTTATCGGCTACTTCATCAACCCAGTCTTCTGGTGACATCGCTGGCATTATTTTGTCCTCCTTTTTATTTCAGACATTTGACCTAGATAAGAGGAAGGTTATTTAGGTGGTCGATTATGGGTTGCCATTTTCGTGTAAGATAGGGCGTGTCTACCTCTAAGAGTTTCGATAGGATTTTGATAGAGCGTTTTCCAGAAACTCTGTAACTCCAAATTTTGTCTAAGTAAAGTTCTGCAGGATTAACTCGTGTATCAGGAACCATGCGGTTAAAATAACGACTTATCCAAAAGAGCATTTCGTAGGTACCGCGTAATCTTATTATCCAGGTGTTTAATCCACTTTCAGTATATATACCTCCATCTCCATCAATATATCCACGAATAAAAGCTTTAATATGCCCTTCATCAGTAATACTTGGCGGTTGAAGAGTTAATGATTTCCTAGGTATTATATTATAATACTTTTCCAAATCTTCATGCCATTGTTTTACGCCCCACAAAAATAGTGTTGCTTTCTTATAATCATTATGAATAGGATATGAAACCTCCCCCTCAAATCCACAATGTTTTACCAATTCTTCCAGTATGTATCCATCATCAGCCTTTAACCCAAAAGACACTAAATGCTTCTTAGGAGTAATACATCCATCAGCAGCAATAAAACCAGCAAAATAAGAATTGATAATATTGGGAACTGAAAAAAAGTTCATGTCTATATTATACTTACGGTGCCCTACTGGTTTCGCAAAACCAAGATATTTTAATCTACTCGTGATTGAACTCCTGCTACGATCAGGAAGTAACTCCTGTAATTCTTTTGTTGATAAATCCTTGCCGTCTATTAAAACTTTTTCCTCATATGCCGTCCATTCTATGCCAGCCACAGTAACCTCCAAAAAGAAGGCGGATACGAATACCCGCCTCTATGAGAATCGGTTGATTCTATTTGAAATTGTTTAATGATTTCAAGTAGTTATCAACTCCATTTTATATGCCATACCCAGTTCATACCGTCACCGGCATATATTGCTTCGTCGGAAATCGTTGAAGTCAAAAAGTAGGGATCCAAATTGAATTGGCAGAACCAGCCGTAACGGCCTCGACTACCATCCCAAATTCGGCTCTTCCAGCCATGAACTACAGCTTTCCGGGTTCTACCACTCCAATCTAAGTATACGATTGCCATGGTTTAAGTTCCTCCTCTATTATGCGCTCGGGGTATAACGGTCAATGATACCAATCTGGATGAATCTTGCATCTAGGCAAGCCATGCCAAATTTGGCCCAACCGTAAAACCCTTGTTGCTGACGTCTGTGTAGGGTTGGATCATCATGTGCTTGATATTCTTCACGTATCATCATAATTAATGATATGTCAGAGTTATCAAATCCATAGATCTGAGTCTCACCGGCAGTTGTCAAGGTTCCATTTTCATCGGTTATGTTGCCGTGAGTAATAGCATAATCATTAAAATGATTATTAGCATCACCACGGAATGGACCATACTCACTGGTTTTGTCATTGATATTAAACTTGCCCCTAACACCCAGTGCATTCACAACTCGGAAGTTCACACCCCAAATGCTACCTAAACCAGCAGCCTGGAATATATCCCTACGGGTCAATGGATCCACGTCAGTATCAGTGTACTCGCGAATATCAGCCATATCTTCTGGGGAAATCCACAATGTTTGTAGATTACGACCCATTCTCTGCATACCAACGATCATTCGGTTGATGATCTCTTTCGAGAAATAGCCCGCCGAAGCATCGCCAGCTTCCATCTCGTAAATCGGAGCGGGACGGGGTGGTAGAATACCTGCACCATCAAACGCTGATGTTGCGGCAGGAATAATAGTTCTCCAACCGGCCTCTTCTTCATACGATGTTATAGCATTAGCAACTGCTTGCTGTGACTTTGTTACGATATCGACACGTCCCTCTTCGGCATACTTGAGCATCCAGTTCTTTGCAGCCTGGATTGTGAAGATTGGAATCGTCACCTCTTCTGCCCCGAGTTCCATGGTGTCCTGAGCCACATAGCCCAAACTTGGAAGAATCCAAATAGGACTATCAAAATCATCCGCTATCGGGAATGTTGGCTGCTGCCCAGGAGCCAGCCTTATTGTTGTAAACAACTGTCGCATATATGATTGCTCTTCAACGGCCTTCAAAATCGGGCCAGTTAAAGATGCAGCAAACGCCCTGTAGGCTCTGTAACCTTCGGGAGTATGCATAGCAGCGGTTGCTTTTAGGAGTTCTACTTGTTTCTTTTCGAACTCAGCACGCTTCTTAAGATCCATAGTTGCATTTACCTCCTTTGATTATATAAGAGCCAAGATGTGCAGCTGGCGACCCTGGTGTAACCTTGACAAGGTTAGGGTATTCATTGCTACGGCTACTGCACCGGTATTATTTCTACCGTTTTGGCAATAACCTCCGCCACTAGCAGTAGCGAGTGTGCCACTGGCTGTAGCATATAGCAGTTGGCCTGCTGTAATCTGGACATCTGTGTCATATACATTAGTGCTCCAAAGTCCGCCGTGAGCCACACCTACTGGTGCGCCAACGAACTCCATTTGGGTACCTTGGTGTCTAGGAAGTCTTCCCATCCACGGTACATACTCACGGTCATACTGGAGTCTTATTTCGTTCATCAGGAATCCAAAGGGGACCTGGTCGCAAGATGTCATCTTCTTGACAACTGTAGTTTCACCGTCGCAACCTGCGATGGTAACCACTGCACCCTGAGGACATACAATTGGGCTTCCTGGAACTAAAGGAGTTACTTGGCTTGCATCATGCTTGCAGAATGAATTCTCAAGCACGGGTTGTCTAGCTATAAACATTATTTGCTATCCTCCTCCATCTCCCACATACTGGCATATTCAGCCTCTAGCTTAGCATCTTCTTCTGGATCAACTGATGCTGGAACATTTAAGAAAGCCAGATCTTTCTTTGCTTTCTTAGCAGCGTCCTTAAGTGCTAGAAGTTGGGATGCTGTCAGTTTAGGATCGGGCTTGGGATCATCCACTTTGGGATCATCCACTTTGGGATCGTCCACGTCCACATCACCGGTACTAGAAGATTTCTTAGCCCATTCCGCCTGAATAGCTAGTAATTCGGATTTGTAATCCGAGAATTCGTCATCAGACATATTTTTAATACGGGCTTTCTGCTTATCCGCTACGTCGCCACTTGATAAAAGACCCGCCTCTTCAAGCTCTGATGTCCTTTTATTCATAGCTGCTGCTTGCTGCATTTCGGTCATTTGCTTTTCGAGATCACCAAATTTCTTGGTGGCCCCCTCTAGCTCAGACTTTAGAGAATCAACTTCTTTCTTCAAACCAGCAATCTCGGTCTCTAGCGCAGACTTGTCTGCCTCTAGGGTGTCGATCTTACCGATAAGGTCCGCCTTCTCGTCCGCAGCGGCAACCTCAGCTTGGCGAAGCTCTGCTAAAGTGGTTTCATATTCAGTGACTATTTCTTCCAACTTTTGCTTTTGAGCTGCCTCTTCCTCGGACAGAACAGAAGCCACGGTAGTTTTAGCCGTAGCTTTGATCTTTTGTCGCTCGTCTTTCTTCATTTAAAACCCTCCATAATTAGAGTTAAAACCTACAAAATCTTGCCCCCACATA